TGGTAGGCTGGCAAGGTAGGCCTAGTGTTGTGGGTGTTCGTGTCACGTATATCTCTTACACACGATGAGAATACACAGGCCTGCCCTGAGCCTAGTAGGCCTAGCCTGAGCCTGGTAGGCCTAGCCTGAGCCTAGTAGGCCTAGCCTGAGCCTGGTAGGCCTAGCCTGAGCCTGGTAGGCCTAGCCTGAGCCTGGTAGGCCTAGCCTGAGCCTAGTAGGCCTAGCCTGAGCCTAGTAGGCCTAGCCTGAGCCTGACAGGCCTGCCCTGAGCCTGACAGGCCTGCCCTGAGCCTGACAGGCCTGCCCTGAGCCTAGCTCGCTGCGTTTGGGCGCATATATCTGCACGTGTTCGCCAGGAACTAGCCAGGCTCGCCAGGCTCGCACGTTTACGGGCGCATATATAGTGTCGACCTACCCCGCCCCAAAAAAATGGGCAGCCTTCGTATATATATAATGGTACTCTGACATATTTACCAAAATTTACGGGGCATAATCTCCTTATTTTTGAGCTACTTATAAGTTATTTAGAAAAAATACTTGGATCTACATAAATTATAGTGTATAATTATACTTATAAAGGTTATGATGATCTATCAAGTATAAAGTTACCACAGAGTTTAATGGAACAACAACAACAAACTACTATATCCTCTTATTTAGCCCTCAATAGCTTATTAAGTCTAAGTATATTACAAGAGACTAAAACGGATTTCCTCACATTTGTCCGATTAATGGCTCCCACTCTAATTTCTGATTGGAGAATGGGACGACATATTGAGCTAATATCTAATAAATTAAGACAATTAGAATCTGGAGAGATAAAAAGACTAATGGTGTTCCTACCACCACGTAGTTCCAAGTCTGTTATCTGTTCCAAATTGTTTCCAGCATGGTATATTGGGAGAAATCCAGAACATGAAATTCTTACTGTTTCTCATAGTGATCAACTTTCTAGCGACTTTGGGCGTTCTGTCCGTGACATTGTTAATTCTGAAGAGTTTCAGAACATTTTTAAATCTGTCTCCCTCCGAACGGACGTTAGAGCGGCAGGTAAGTGGAAAACGAACCAGAATGGCACGTACTATGCAGCCGGAGTCCGTAGTCAAATTGCAGGACGAGGGGCTAATATAGCCATCCTAGACGATGTGATGTCCGAAGAGGACTCATATTCCGAAGCAGGGCGTAGATATGTAAAGGAATGGTATCCTGCTGGACTACGTACTCGTATTATGCCCAATGGAGCCATACTCATCATTAATACTCGCTATCATTACGATGACCTATGTGGCTGGCTCCTTAAACAACAGGAGGAAATGAGCGAATATAAAATTATTCCGTGGGAGGTAATACGTATTCCCGCATGGCTGGATGATGAAGCGGCAGAACTACTGGATTTACCTGTGGGTAGCTCCTATTTTCCAGAATGGAAGCCAAAGCACATACTACAAATAGATGAGAATGAAATTAAAGCATCAAATGGAGCCAGATACTGGAATGCTCTGTACATGCAGAACCCAACTCCAGAAGAAGGTGGGCTAATAAAGAAGAAATGGATAAAATGGTGGGAATATGAAGATCCTCCAACATGTGATTTCATACTACAAACATATGACACAGCTTTCTCCACCCGAACCACAGCAGACTTTAGTGTAATTCAAACGTGGGGAATATTCTCCATGTACGATGAAGATGAAGATGGTAGAGAAGCCTACATATCCAATCTAATACTACTGGGAAATATGAAAGGCCGCTATGAATATCCCGAACTAAGAAGAATATCACAATTATTATTCAAAGAGTTTAAACCAGACGTATGTGTCATAGAGAAGAAAGCCAGTGGTCAATCACTAATACAGGATATGCGTAGAAGTGGACTACCCGTAAGGGAATATCTACCAGATAGGGATAAAGTCAGCAGAGTATACGCAGCATCTCCCATGATGGAAGCTGGAAAGGTATGGATACCACAGAATAAAAGATGGGCTGATGATCTCGTGGAAGAACTAATACAGTTTCCCAATGCAGCTCATGATGATCAGGTAGATGCCCTTACAATGGCCATCCACTTCATGAAAGAATCATGGCATCTTACACATCCTGAAGATCCAGAATGGGACGATGATGAAAGAAAACAAAAAAGGGTTGCATATTGGCGAACTTAGGTGTATAATATAGGAATGGGAGGAAAAGTATATGGTCGCTGGATTAACATCATTATTGTCAAAAGGCATTCGACAAGTAATTCCTAAAGCTCGTCCAAAAATTGTAGATGATCCTATACGTACAAATATTTCAAAAGTAAATAAAAATGTAGCTACGAAAGAACTTAAAAATTTAACTGATCCTGAAATTAATGAATGGCAAAAAATTAATGAGCCTGATCCCACAGATCCAAAAAGATATAAAGAAGTAGAAGGACATGATTTAGTAAAATTACGAAGAGGTGTCACCCTACGAGGTGAAGGAAGATGGTCACAAGAAAAGTATAATGAATTAGTTGATCAATTAAAACCTATAAACCGATTTTCCAAACAAGATTATAGAGAAATGTTTGAAAAGGGAAGAATACCTTCAAGAAAAGAAATACCTTTGGCTTTAAAAGAGGATCAACGTACAAAAATAAAGCAGAAGAAAGCTGGAGTTCTATACGATACAACAGGAATAAACGAAGGAGAAATAATTGATTCTCGATTAGATATTCCTGCTTATGAAAGATTTAATAAATGGATAACTACTTTATTAAGAGGAAAAAAAGCTAAAGGTGCAGGAAAAATTTATGGACAAACAGCATACTTAACAGATGTTACATTTATACCTAAAACAAATTTAGCATATAAAGTTGGAGCAGGGCAAAGAAATGCTAAAGGTGAACTTTTTAGTAAATCACCTTTTGCAGTAATGCGAGGTGGCTGGAAGAATCATGATCCAGATACATTAATTCCAAAAGTAGAAGATTTAATAGATAATCCTGAATGGGTTCAAATAGGATATGATCCAAGAAGACATGGACATTTTTATACAAGAGAAGCTTTTAATCAAGCAGGAGAAATAATTGGTAAAGAAACACCAATTGAATCAGCATCAGAAGTAATACAAGTAGGACCGTTGGTATTAGCTAGAAATCCTAAATTTGGAACATCTATGCTATATAAACAAGGTGGTTCTCTAGTAGAACGTAATCCTTACACATATAATATGAAAGCAATATAATGGCCACTGAACGAAATCCATTTGAACAGATACCACAAGAAGTATCGAATGTTGTTCCGCTAACTCCTGTTGAGGTAGACACAGAACAGGAGGCAACATTTGAACTGGAACCTGATGGTGGTGTCACAGTAGATTTTAATCGTACCGTTGTAATGGAAGCAGATGCTCCCATAAAAGAATGGTATGAAAATCTTGCTGAAAATATGGACGATAGTAAGCTAGATGAAATTGCAAATGAAGTATATACCAATTATGATGCGGATAAAAATTCCCGACAGGAATGGGAGTCCATGTTTGAGCGTGGCTTTGACCTACTGGGTCTAAAGATACAGGAAACTTCCGAACCATTTGAAGGAGCGTGTACTGCTGTACATCCCTTACTGGTAGAATCAGCAGTTAAATTCCAAAGCAAAGCATCACAGGAACTCTTTCCATCAGGAGGACCAATTAAGACACAGATACTTGGCAAGTCAACTCCAAAGAGAGAGATGCAAGCCAATCGTGTCAAGAACTTTATGAACTATCAGCTCACGGAGCAGATGCCAGAGTACTTTGACGAATTTGAAAAGATGCTCTTCCATCTTCCACTAATTGGATCTGCATTTAAAAAAGTATATTACGATGCAAATCTTAAACGTCCGGTATCTGAATTTGTTCCTATTGATCAATTTTACGTATCCTACTATTCAAGTAACTTGTCCAAGGCCGATAGATATACTCATGTAATCTATCGTAGTCCTGTTGATCTGGCAAAGGATATTCGTTCCGGTATCTATGCAGATGAAGATTTACCAGATGCAACTAATCCACAACCCACGGCTTTTGCATCAAAGATGGATACGATACTAGGTTTCTCTCCAACAGCAGATGCAGATCCACAATATGTTCTACTGGAACAGCATTGCTATCTGGAGATAGATGAAGCTAATTCAGAAGAGGGAATAGCTCTTCCCTATATTGTAACGGTGGAAGAGCAGTCACGAAAAGTTTTATGTATTCGTAGAAACTATAAATCTGATGACACGAACATGGAAAAGATAAGTCACTTTGTCCATTATAGATTCGTACCGGGATTTGGTTTCTACGGATTTGGCCTAATGCACTTCCTTGGTAATCTTACCATGAGTGCTACAGCAGCAATGAGAAGCCTCATTGATGCAGGTCAATTTGCGAACCTGCCGGGAGGCTTTAAGGCCAAGGGTGTTAGAATGGTTGGCGACAATGATCCAATCAGCCCCGGTGAGTTTAAAGAAGTTGAATCTACAGGTATTGATCTGACGAAGGCTATCGTTCCTCTCCCATATAAGGAGCCTTCCTCGACACTGTTTCAGATGCTCGGATTTGTTACAGCAGCAGGTCAGAAGTTTGCCGACAGTACAGAACAAATTGTATCGGAAGCATCTTCCTATGGTCCTGTAGGGACGACAATGGCATTACTGGAAGCATCCAGTAAATTCTTCTCCGCAATTCACAAGAGACTACACAAGTCTCAAAGAGATGAATTTAGGATCTTGGCTAGAATCGACTATGATTATCTGCCAAGTGAATATCCGTATGAGGTGCCATTTGAAAATCGGAGCATATTTAAATCCGATTTCGATGGAAGAGTGGACGTTATCCCCGTAAGCGATCCAAATATTCCATCCAATGCTCACCGTCTTATGATTGCACAAATGGCCATGCAAATGGCACAGCAGTCTCCTCCCGGCTTGTTCAATATGGAAGCACTAAGTAGAACAATTCTTAATGCTGCCAACATGCCGAATTTAGAAGAAATACTTCCACCCAAAATTAAACCAGCAGATCTCGATCCTGTATCTGATATTATGGCCGCAGTAAAGGGAATACCAATTGCCGCCTTTGCAGGACAGAATCATGATGCACACGTAAAGATAAAGATGGCCTATCTTCAAGATCCAATGAATGGTGGTAATCCCACTATGCAACGTGTTCGACCAATACTGGAAGCGAATATTCAGGAGCACATGGTTCATAAATATCAGGAGCAAATGGATGGTATTGCCAAGAAGGCACTCGAAGAGACTCCTGTAGAGCAAACACCTGAAGTTATAGAAGGTGCAATGGTCTATGCGGCACAGCAAGTACTAAATGCGAATAAGGCTTCTGGTATGGCAAAGTCACCAGAACAGCAACTTGTGATACTGGAACAGAAAAAGGTTGAACTGGAACAACAGAAGATACAAATGGATGCCGCCAATAATGCTGCTGAAGCTGCATTGGACGCACAGAAACTTCAACTGGAAGAA